GTGACCGTAACCGTCTCATTCGGACTGGCCCTGAAGGCCACGAGCTGACTGTCGACACCACCCGACCCGCCGACCTGAAACTGCCCGCCATTGGCAAAGCCGAACAGCCCGCCCAGAAAGCCACCGAGAATGCCAACCGGTCCACCTGCGAGACCCAGCGCGCCACCAATGAGCCATTCGAAGCCCTTCTGGAGCGCCATGCGGGCGAGGGACGAAATCACCTCTCCTATAGCCTGCGTTGCAGACTTGGAGCCATCCACCACCGACATGAACATGTTCGACAGGCCATTCGAGAGCGTGGACGCCAGCTTACTGCCGGAACTCTCCGCAGCCTTGAAGGCATCCTGCGCCTGCAGCACGGCACGGTTGTACGTGTCCTGATCAATCGCCCCGGCTTCGAGCAGGCCATTGAGCCGCTGCACTTCGAGCGAATAGGCCTCGGCCGGCGTTCGTGTGGCAGTAAACACCGCCTGGCCTTCCGCCATGGTCGCCTTGAGTTCGGTTGCTGCGGCGGAAGCGGCCATCGTATTCTCAATGACCGGAACGAAGGCATCAGCGACGATCGCCGCTTCCTCGGCAATTTGCGCTGCGGGAGCACCGAAGATTCCCTCATAAACATTGCTGCCTGGCGAGGTCTGTCCTGCCGCCAGCTTGTCGGCGAGGATGGCCTTGGCCTCTTCCTCGGTGTTGAACTTCACGAAGCCTTCGCCCCGATTGTAGATGCCGATCGATCGCATCACATTGCCGAGCGTCTGCAGCGCGCCAACGGTTGTGTTTATGGCATCCACGGCTAGTTTGAGGCCATCAACGACAGCCACGCCGATGGCCTGGGCCGATGCCGCAAATTGCGGGTCAGCAAGCTTGTCACCGAATTCGTTCAGCGAAGGCAGCACGCCCGCGGCGATCTGATTGATGACGCCGGTGAAGGTGGCGCTGATCCGATCCAGGGTATCGTTGAATGCGCCGGCGGCGTTCGCCGTGCTCCCCGATATGGTAATGCCCAGCCGGTCCGCCTCGGCGGTCAGCGCGCTGATCCCCTCCCGGCCCTGGCTGAGAAACGGGACCAGCTCGGCGCCGGAGCGCCCGAACAGCTGGACGGCTAGCGCCGTCTTGGTGGCGCCATCTTCCATCCGGGCAAACTTGCCGGCCACATCGAGCAGCACCTCATCGGAAGCACGCAGGGTGCCATTGGCATTCTGCACACTGATGCCGAGAGCATTGAAAGCCGACGCGACGGGGCCGGTGCTGCCCTCCGCTACCGTCATCATGTTCTGGGCCACTTTGCGCAGCCCCGTGGCCAGCGTCTCTGTATCCGACCCGGACATTTTCGCTGCATAGCCCAGGCTCGTCAGGGCTTCGACCGACACGCCCACCTGCTGGGCCATCTCGCCCATGCTATCCGCGTGGTCGATCGCACCCTTGACCGCGATGCCCAGGGCCGTCCCTGCTGCCGCCGCAGCGGTAGCAACTGCGGCCAGCCCGATGCCGGCTGTCTTCGCAAAGTTCCCCAGCCCTCCGGCCGCAGCCTTTAGCCCGGCCTGGAATTCGGCGCTATTGAGGCCAAGGTCAACGCGCAGGGCGCCAATGACAGCCGCCATATAGACTTCTCCCTATCGTTGGCGCGAGGCAGCCCATGCCCTGGCCATGGCCAGTTGCTGCTGCGGGGATTGAGACGGCGTGGCGTCGGCCCGCCCCTTTTCGAGGATGGCCGCCAGCTTCACGAACTCGGTGGATTTGGTGGGTGCATAGGCATTGAGCCGTGCCGTTATCCAGGCGTGCTCAATACGGTCGTTGTGCTCCCGAACGCGGCGCGCTGTTGCAGCCCGGAGGCGCAACGCCAGCATTCGGGGTGTCAGGTGCCAGAAGGTTTCGGGGTCCTGGCCGGGGAGCGCGGCGAAGCCTTCATAGAGGGCTTCCCACTCCCAGCCCGACCCCGCTTTGGAGAAGGGCTTTCCTTACCCTCCTCTGGCGCAGGGAAGGCCGCCTGCAATGCACGACCCACATGCAGGATCGTCGGTTGCAGGCGAGCCTTCGTCATGATGTCGCCAGCCCCTAGCAGGTCGATGTCCGGATGGTGCTCGCGCAGGGCGCCCCATAGCATGGCGCGGACATCCCCTGCCTTAAGCGTTTCCACATCGTTGAACATCTGCGAGAGCGGCACGATGCCAATACCCAGGATGTCTTCGACCTCGATGATGGAATTGATCGACAGCTTCAGCCGGTAGACCTCGCCATCGACAGCGAAATCAACTTCCCCTTTGATCGGGTTGGCCATTTTACGCCACCACCGCCGTGGTGCCCGCGGTTGCGACCGTGGTGTCGAAATCGTCGTTTGCGCCGGTCAGCTCGCACGTGATGACGGCGCCGACATTGCCGACGGCCGGCACGAACGAGGGGCCGGTGGCCCCTACGATGTCAGAACCATCCGCCTGCCACTGATAGGTGATGTCCATAGCGCCGGCCCACACGCCCGGCTCCACGGTCAGCGGCGAGCCCACTGCCGCGACGCCCTGGATCGTGGGAGCCACCAGGTTGCGCGGCGCCGTGGGTTCAGTCAGGACCGGTTCACCGGAAACCTTCATGGTCACTGTCGCGGTCATCACATCATCGAGGGGGACGGCCTTCTCATAGCCTGAGCGAATGCCGGTGAAGATGAGTTGGTGACCGCTGGGGAAGGTCTGGGTGACGATCTTCTTCTTGCCCTTGGCGACCATGAGATATCGGTCGCTGGCGCTGCCTACCACCAGGTTGGTTTCGAAGCTGAACTCGCCGGGATCGGTGAGACCTTCCACGAATTCGCGGGTCTTGTTCGGCGACTGCATGTGCGTCCCGTCGGGCGTATCGGTGCTGTCCGATGGGGGCGTGATGGACTTCACCTCGCCGATGTAGGTGCGGACGGTGGGGGTGGCGACATCCGCCATTTCCACCACGCTGCCATAGCCAATCGAGGCCTGCGTTTCAGACATGGGTAGCTCCAAGAGTGTCATGATGCGCCAGCCCACGGCGCGATAGGGCTAGATCAGGCCGGAGCCCAGTGAATCGTGAAGTCGCGGCTGTCGGTAAACCAGTTGGTCGGGCCGTCTTTGTCGAACCGGGTCCGCTGACCCTGCGCAAAAGCGCCCTGGAACCGGTAGCCCCCGAAGTCGCCCCGGAAGCCCGAAAGGCGAACGTTCAGCACCTCGGCAACAGCCCGAGCATCGGCCGCAGTCTCGCCCCTGCAATCGAACTGGACGCGGGTCTGCACGTATCCGCTGGCGCCCTGCATCGTGTAGTCGGTAACGCCCGAAATCACATACATCACGATCGACGGCTGGTCTGCCCCTTGGGGCAGAGTGTCCCATTGGACTCGGTTGCCAACAAGTACGGCGAGCGGGGGATGCGCGAGCAAGAGGCCGGCGAGCTTGGTCTGCATTTACTTTGCCCTCAGCGCTTTGCGTGCGGCCGTCGTCACCGCCTTCTCGATCCCGACCCAAAGCTCGTCGCTGATCCGGCCCAGCACCTGCCCCTTGGTCTCGTCCCATGCCGGGCGCATGAACGGCTCCGGTGCATTCCCGTCGCTGCCGAATTCGCGGAGATGTCCTTGCGGTCGATTGTCCGGCCCTATGAACCGTTCCTGCTCCGCAACTTTAATGTGACCCGCCTTTTGGGCACGACTCAGCGTGCCGGAGACATCTATGCTTTCGCGAAGCCCGCCCGTATCTACCGGCGCCAAGGCTCGGGCGGCTTTCGCTGTGATTTCGCCAGCATTGTCCAGCGCAACTCGCCCGATCGCCCGGCGTTTGGATGCTGTGAACTGGTTGAGAGCACTATCGATCTCCCGTAGGCCACGCACATGCGCGCGAACTCTCATCCGTTCACCTGGGAAGCTGCGGTTAGCTCAAACCCCTGGAGGCGCCCTAGCGGCTTCACGCCAGAAAGGTCGAAGATATGCCCATCAAATCGGACTCTGTCCTTGGCGCTCAAATCGGCAACAAGCGAGGAGTATCGAATTTGAAACCGCACAGTGACCGAAGCGCCAACCTGAGCTGCCCGTATCTTCTCACCATCTGAAACATAGGCGACCGAGGCCCATACCGTTGCGATATCTTCCCACGCTTCGAGCGGCTCGTTATCCTGATTATAGGTAATTCCGTAGCGCTGAAGTGTGATGCGCCGATCGAGTTTTCCCGCTTCCATCTCACACCGCCCCTAGAGGCCGATCCGGCGAAGCGGTGTTAAAAGTGCGACCGCGCCCAGCGGAATGCTTGTCAGGGTGTCTGCCGCGGCATCCTCACGATGCGCATACCAATGCGCCACCATGAGCAGGATGGCGGTTCGAATGGGAGCAGGGACGTCGGCAGCGGTAGAAGCGCCAGCCGCAAAAGTGACGGCCACTGCTTTGGTCTGGTAAAGGTCGCTAGGCTGTTCGAAGCCATCCTTGAAACGAACAAGGGAGCCACGCGCATCCTGCTGCAAGGTGTAGCAATTCTGATTCACCGTGCTGATCTGCCCGGACGCGCTAGTCCATGTTATCGATGTAACCGCATTGACCGGCAGTGGCAGGCGCAAGACACGGTTGAAATTGTCGAAATCCTGTCTCCAGGATTGCGACATGATGCACCGCCCCAGTATGCCGGCGTAGCCGTCTAGGTGCTCTACGGCCGCGGCAATGAAGCCGCTCAGCAGAGTGTCCTCTTCCGCCGAGTCAATCCGGCAGTGCTTTCGCGCATCCTCGGCGGTTATCGGCGGACTCGCAGGCGGCGTCACTAGAATGGGACGGTGCATCGTCATTGTACGACCGATCAGGCCGGAGGATTCGCCGTAGGCGCCAAGCCCGGCACGCCAAGCAGCCAGCAGCCAGCCACGAAGTGATTGCCCGCGTCATTGCCGGCTGGGGTGATGGTCACCCGGCTATAGCGCTTGCCACCGACATAGCCGATCTTGCGGACCTTGTTGTCGTCGACATCAGCCGTGAATCCGGCAACGTCTTCGGTGCCCAGCAGGTCTGCCTCATCCGCGGCAGCAAAATTGACACCATCATCACCATGCTCATAGAGCACGGTGAAGGTGGCATTGGTATCGGTATTGGCGCCGATCAGGATCAGGAATTCAACGGCTTCGAAGCCCTGGCGGTCGAGTATTTCCGACACGTAGGCCGTATTGTCGGTGACGGCAGCCTTGGGCGAAAGCCCACGGCGCACATCGATGTTGTTGTGCAAGTCCTTCATCTGAAGGTCCTTTCGCAATGTGAGAAAGAGGGGGGCATGCGCCCCGCCGCATGGCGGGACGCGCGTTCGTCAAACCCGAAGCATGCTTCGGAAAAGGCTAGGCGCTGATCTTCAGCAGCTTGATCGCCTGGAAGTTCTGCACGCCACCACCGACACGCTTGGTGGTGTAAAACAGCACATAGGGCTTCGAGCTGAACGGGTCGCGCAGGACACGGACGCCCTGGCGGTCGACGATCAGATAACCCCGCTGGAAATCGCCGAAGCCGATGGGGAACTTGCCGGCGCCAATGTCGTCCATGTTGTCGTCATCAGCCACGGCATAGCCCAGCAAGGTCGACGGCTGACCGACGGTCAGGCCCGGCTGCCAGAGATAGTTGTCGTTGCCATCCTTGAGCTTGCGGACGGTGGAAGCGGTCTTGCGGTTCATGATCCAGCCGGCATTCTGCCGGTAGCCCTGCTTGAGCGCATAGGTCAGATCGATCAGCGCATCGCCGCCATTGTGCGTTTCATCGGTCAGCGCCGCGGCGACGCCGCTGGCGATGAAACCGAGCTTGCCCCAGGCCCAGTTGGCATCGGCGACAGTGCCATAGCCCAGCAGGCCGCGCGGCTTGTTCACACCATCACCAGTGATGAACGCGGTGCCCTCCTGTTCGGCGAATTCGATATTCACCTCGTCGGCAAGCCAAGCCGCGATGTCGACAGAAGCATCATCAAGCAGCGTCTGCGTGGCGGCCGGCATGGCGTAGAGTTCCATGGCCGGGAAGTCGAGCCCGCTGAGCTTCGGCGTTTCCGTCTCGCCACGGGCGGACTTTTCGCCCACCCAGCCGCTAGTGGCCGCGCCCTGCCCGACCAGCTTCTTGTAGACGCCGGTCGATATGGTGACGGTACGGGCCAGCTTGCGCATGGTGGAAACCTTGCCCAGCACCCGGTCGATGGTCTGTTCCACCTGGGTCGGCACGACATAGCCGCCATCAGGGTCGGAGTCTGTGCTGACTTTGGCCTTGATGCCTAGGTCACTGAGACCGTTATCCACGCCGCGGCGGAAATACCGGTCGAAGCCAGCAGCATAGGCGCGACGGTCAGGGTCAGCTTCGCCACTGTCGCCACCACCGCCGAGATTGGCAGCCTTGATCGAGGCGTTCACCTGGTCGATGGCGGCCTGCAGTTCACCGATCTGGGCATTGATGCGCTCGACCTTCTCGGACTGAACCACATCGCCCATACCCTTCTTGATGTCGGCCAACTCCTTGTTGTTCTCGGCCTTGAACGCCTCGAAGGTCGCCTTCATTTCGTTGAGTATCTTCGTCGCATCGCCGGCATCATTGCGCGGCGAGAGCACGACGCCACGGGCGCGAGCATGAGTGCGGGGGTGCAACGCGAGGGCGTGGGTCTCTAGGTTGGCGGCTGGCACCAGGCAGGATGCCAGCATGGCATGGCCGATATCGTCGGCCGAGGGCAGCAGGGTAGTAACGTCGAAGGCGTGAGCAACGCAGACGCCAGCGATGAGCACGGCCAGCGCCATGCCCACAAGGGCAGTGATCTTCATTTTGATGATCCTTAGGTTCGGATGGTTTCGATGAGCTGCCGAGCGGCAGCGAAGAAGTCAGCGTCTTGCGTGACAGAGGCATGGTCGGCAGCGTCTTGCGTGCCGGCCGCCGCCTGGAGCATGCGGCGCCGCTCGGAACGCGGAACGCCACTCTGCGCCAGAAGGGCATCAAGCCGCCTCTTGGCCATGATTTCAGTATTGGGTGCGGCAGCCTCGGCCTTGAGGTCGTCGTCCACGCGGTCGGCAAAGCCGTGCTTTACAGCATCGGCCGGCCCCAGGAAGGATTCGGCATCCATCAGCTTTTCTATACGGGCGCGCTCTCCACCAGTGCGCGCCTCGTAGATGTCGATGATCGCCGTGTCGAAGCTTTCGAACAGATCGGCCGCTTCGCGGAAATCATGCCGGTTGCCGATCACCACGCCCCAGGCGTTATGCACCATCATGAAGGTGCCGAGGCCCATCACGATATCGTCGCCCGCCATGGCGATGATCGACGCGGCCGATGCGGCCCAACCCATCACTTGCACTGTCACCTTCTGCTTGTGACTGCGAAGCAGGTTGAAGATGGCAAGGCCCTCGAATAGATCGCCACCCGGCGAATTGATCTGCACTGTCACCGGCTTGTCGCCAATGGCCCGCAATGCCGCCGACATGCGCTTGGCGGTGAAACCGCCGCCCGTCCAGAAATCCTCGCC